ACTTCAACAACGTGCTGACCGCGATCATCGGCTATTCCGATCTCCTGCTCGCCAATCACCGCCCGACCGACCCGTCCTTCCAGGACATCATGCAGATCAAGCAGAACGCCAATCGGGCGGCGGGGCTTGTGCGGCAATTGCTTGCCTTTTCGCGCCGTCAGACTCTGCGCCCCCAGACGCTGCAGCTCAACGACGTGTTGTCGGAATTGCAGATGCTTCTGCGCCGGCTGGTTGGCGAGCAGATCCAACTCGACGTGGTCTACGGGCGCGACTTGTGGCAGGTGAAGGCCGACCTCAACCAGTTCGAGCAAGTGATCGTCAATCTCGTCGTCAATGCGCGCGACGCCATGCATGACGGCGGCAAGATCACGCTGCGCACGCGCAACTTTCCCGCCGCAGAATGCGGCAGCTTGAAAGAGGTGGATGTCGCCCCCGCCGATTACGTGCTGGTCGAGGTGGAGGACACAGGTCACGGGATTCCCCCGGAGGTCCGGGTCAAGATCTTCGAACCGTTCTTCACCACCAAGGAGGTCGGCAAAGGCACGGGCCTCGGCTTGTCGATGGTCTACGGCATCGTCAAGCAAACGGGCGGGTATGTGTTCTGCGACAGCGAGCCGGGCGCCGGCGCGACGTTCCGCGTTCTGCTGCCTCGGCGCCTCGCCGATGACGTCGACGAACCGGTGAAGACCGAAGCCCCCAAACCGGCCACGGATCTGACCGGCCGGGGCGCGATCCTGCTCGTCGAGGACGAAGAGGCGGTGCGCGCTTTCGCCTCGCGCGCGCTCGCCTCGCGCGGCTATACGGTGCTGGAGGCGGAGACCGGCCTCGACGCCTTGCGCGTGGTTGAGGAGGCAAGCGAGCCGATCGACCTCATCGTTTCGGACGTCATCATGCCGGAAATGGACGGGCCGACCATGCTGACGGAACTGCGCAAACGCGGATTGACGGCCAAGGTCATTTTCGTCTCCGGCTACGCCGACGACGCCTTCGCGCGCAATTTGCCGGAGGGCCAGGACTTCGTGTTCCTGCCGAAGCCCTTCTCGCTCAAGCAGCTCATCGAGACCGTCAAGGGCCTGATGAATTGACGCGCCCGTCTCGCCTTGCGAGGCTAAGAGAGCGCGCTGCATTCGGACGGAATCGTCATCGCGAGGAGCGAAGCGACGCGGCGATCCAGGAGTCACGGGGCGCGCGCGCTACGTTCCCCTGGATTGCTTAGCTTCGCTCGCAAGCGAAGCGTCGACGAAAAGCTCGGCTAAGATCAATGTCTTGGCTCTGGGTTTGACACTTCCGAACTGGTGGGTTTGACACTTTTCACGCCTTCGTCGTCGCCGTTTCGTTCCGCTTGCGCATCGCCTCGCGGGCGTTGTGGGCGCGGTCGACCTTCTCGGTGTAGCGGGTCACTTCCTTCAGCGTGCGGTGGCCGCTGACCGCCATGATCTGATGCGCGGTCGCGTCGGCCTCGGCGAGGTCGGACAGCGCCCGCTTGCGCAACCCGTGCGGCGTGCAGCGCGGGGCGAGCCTCGCCGCCTGGACCTGTTGCCTGAACCACACGGTGAAATTTTCCTCCTTGAACGGCCTCCCCCACGCGTTGACCAGCCAGGTCTTCAAGCCAGTGGCGGGCGTCAGGCGAATGACCTCGATGAGACTGGCGGGCACGGGCGTCTCGACCGGCATCGGGCGCGCCACGCGCCCCTTGTGTTGCGTGTATTTGATGACGCCGCCCTTGAGATGCGGCGGGCCGACGCGGATCGCGTCGGAGCGTCTGAGCGCCAGGCCGAGCATCAGCTCCAGCGCCAGGCGAGCCTTGGTTCCGACCGGATGAGCGGCGCGGAAGACATCGACCTCCTCCGTCGACCACGTGTGATGGCCGTCCGGGTTTTTCGGCCGCCGCCGCTTGATGCCGGCCGCCGGGTTCGCGGCGATCGCCTTGCGCTTGATCGCGTAGGCCATGAGATCGCGCATGGCCGCCAACCATGTGTTGGCCTTGGCCGGAGTGTCGACCATCTGCGCGAGGCGTTGCTCGAAATGATGCGTCTCCAGCCCCGCCACCGGCCGGTCGCCGCGCCGCGCCCGGAAGTCTTCGAGCACGCGGCGCTGGTCGCGCTGAGCGCTCGACGCGCGCCCGAGGAAGTCGAGCGAAGCGAGATATTCGCCGACCAGCCAGGCGACCGTGCCGTAGGCCGCCCGGCTCTCTCCGGGCCGACGCGTCGCGTCGGCCATGGCGGCCTGGTAGGCGGCGAGGAAGGCGAGGCAGTCGTCCGGCAGCGGCTTGCCTGGACCTTGGTAGCCCGGCGGGACGGGCAGCGAGCGCGGCTTTGAACCGCGCCGGCGGAAATAGATGCGCCATTTGCCGTGGCGGTCTTTGAACGGTTGGAGATATCGCAGGTATTTCACGCTCCGTCCCCCCACGGGTCATCGCCGTCTTCGTCTTGCCCCGCGAGCCGTCCGAAGGCCCGGTCGAGCGCGATCCGGTCCCAGATGACGCGGCCGTTGATGCGCACCGGGCGGGGCATGCGGCCGTCGGCCACCAATTTGTCGAAGGTGCGCGCCGAGACGCCGACATAGGCGGCGGCGGTTTCGCGCGGCACGCCGCGCGGCGGCAGCTTGAGCGCTTCGGGCGGGCGATCGGTCATGTCAGGCTTTCGCCCTGTGGCGGCGGACGAAAGGGAGGCGGGCGATCTCCGCAGCCTCCTCTTCGGTCATCGCGAACTTGCGGCCGATATCGATCTTGTGCTGGCGCGCCCGCTCGCGCACCGTCATCGCAGCCAAATGCAGCGAGACGATCGTCATGCGCACCACGGGAGAACGGCTCGGCCGGGTGACCTTGCTCACGGTCTCGCCAAGCCGCCCGCCATCCTGCTTCAACTGGCCATCGTTGGTGAGCGCCTGGACGATAGTGACGTCGCTCTCGCCCTGATCGAGGAGCATCGCCAGGCGGTAGAAAATTTCGAGATAGTGGTGCAGGGCGTGGGCGATCCCCGTGCGGTCGGCGCCGGTCGAGCCGGTGCAGAACATGTCAGCGGTCACCGCCACCAGGGCGTCGAACGCCGTGCACGCCGTCCGTTCGGGACTGTCGATGAAGGTGGGAAGAAGGTCGCGGCGGAGCCAAGCTTTGAACGTTTCGTATGGGACGCCCAAAAGCAGCGCCAGCTCGGAACGACTGAAATTCGTAACCATGGTGGGGTGCACTGTGTACCCCAGAGGACTGCATTGTCAAGAGTTTCCCAAGCAACCCGCAAGTTCAGATAATATGAATTGCCGGGCGTGAGGCCATGGGCGCGTCATCCGCAAGCAATGGCTGCAAAACTGGGGTACGACAAAGGTGTTACGGTTCAGATTATCTTGACATCCACTCGGAGCGGAGCACCGCCGGCGGCTTCGTCGGCGGGGTGCTCTGCGCAAGCTCGCGTTCGCGTTCGCCGAAGTTGACGACGCCGAGCGCGGCCTTGGCGCAAAAACTGTAGGCCAGCGCGTCCAAACTTTCGGCTCTTCGACCAGCAACGCGAACGAACTGACGCACCGGCTGGCCTCGCCGGTAGCGCGTGATCAACCGCTCGCTCGCCAGTTGTTCGAAGAAAGTGCTGTCCAGGTCGCTGGAGAACCGGATCGACGGGCCGCGCAGCCTCGCGAACACGGCGGCCTTCGCCGTATCGCTGCCGCAGATCCACAACCGCGCGCCGCCCGCGACCTTGCCCTTGGAGACCTGGATCAACGGCCTCGCAAAGGACGGCGCGCCTTTCGTCGCCAGGACCCTCCTGCTCGCGCGCGGGCCGCAGAAGTCCAAAACCTTCCGATAATGCGCGCCGTCGCCGCAGTCGACGCAACCAGCGCTGATCTTGATCTTGCCGCCGCTTGGATGCGCCCAGCGCCCTTTCAACAACTCGTCCAGCGTCGCCCATGTCTCGTCGTCGTCGAACCGGCCCCAGGTGACGACATGAGCCAGGACGCAGCAGCCGCCCTCTTTTGTCCAGCCGGTGATGCAGGTTTCGCTTCGATCGTCTTGCACGTCCGTTCCGCTAGTCAGCAGCAGAACTTCCACCGGGATGCGATCGAGCCCAATGTCTTCGGCTCGGGCCTGCAGCGCCCCTTCGTCCGCCTCCTCGCCCTCGCCGGCCCAGCCTTCGGCCAAGCAAGTATTTATGAAAACCTGCAATTCGGCCGGTTCGTTGCGGGCCTTCAGGAATTCGCTCGCCAGCCGCGCCCAACTGGCGTTGCTGAGCAGCGAAACGAGGCTATTCAACCGGAAGCCGGCATGCCGCACTATTTCGGGCTTCTGGGCTCGCCAGCGGCCGTTCTCGACCATGCCGGGCTTATGCCGCTCGGCGATCAATTCGCGGCAATTGGGGCATCTAAAGGCCGCTTTATGCGGCTCATCGGGCGGCCATTCGATATGCTGCCATTGGACCTTGACAAACCAGTGGCAGGCCGGGCACAGGCATTCATAGATGCGCTGATCGCTTTCAGCGTAAGGCGCAGAACATGCGAGGTATCTTCAAATAACGGCGTGCTTCCGATGACAATTTTTCTATTGCTGAATGAGAGCGTTCTTCTCTCGGCAAGTATAAGTGGGTTGCCTTCCGCGCCGGTTTCACAAGCATCAGCTTCATCGACCATGAGCACGCGACAGGTGTGTCGCCGCAAGTTTCTCGGCGCGCGAGCAGCAACGCACTTCAGACTCCCGCCGGGAAACCGTCTGTGCAATAGTGTATTACGCTCGCCTTCTTCTATGTCACCCGACAATATATTGCGCAATACTGGAGTAGCGGCGAAGATCGGCTCTACGTCCGACACGATATAGTCGCGACAGTCGGCCTCTGTCGGCAACAATACTAACGTCGCACAGGGTTCATTGACCGCGAAGCTGCCGAGCGCGGCGGTCAATACTGTCGTGAAGCCGCAACGCACCGGTTTTACAAGGCTGATCCTCTCGATCTCCGGGTCGCTGATCGCATCGGCAACGGCGCGCATGTAGGGCCACATGCGCACCCGGCCGGGCAGCGCCGATGTCCCTTCCGGCAGCACCAGGTTGCGCTCGATCCATGTGCTGAGCGCCAGCCGCGGCGGCGGCCGCAGGGCCTCGAAGGCGGCTTGACGAAGTTCTATGAGCGTCGTCATATCAGGCTCGCCAATGAGGACGCTCAGTTAGCCCCGCGCGCCGGTGTCCGAAAGGACGATAGGCCCCGGCAACCCTGTTTAAGGGTTTGCGTTAATTGCGCCGGTAGACAAACACTGCCGCGCTCCCAACGCAACGCAACGCGACGCGCCGCAACGGAAGGCCGTCGGGGACGCCTGACGGCCGCCTTTCAAAGCCATCCCGCCCGGAGGCCGCCATACCTGAAACGCGCGTCCTGCCCCTACCGAGCTCCCATCGGCTGCCGTGCGAGGTTCAAGGAATGAGATACGTGGAGCTTCGGAGAAAGAATAGGAAGTAAGGTTCGACAATGTCGAGCACGTCTTCGTCCCACTCGATGACGGGGGTTTCCTGCACTGTCTTGGCGAGTTGATCCATTTGCATCAGCGCTTGTGAGACGCTGGAGCCGACCGGGCTTTCGTCGAGACACACCGTTCGCGTTCGGGAAAGCATTTCCCCGTATTGGAGAGCGAGTTTCGGAGGGTCGGCTCTCATCGCCAGAAGCACGCAGCGATAAACGTCGCCCCTCGATCCATCCGTAAACAAGAACTCTTTTCGCTCGGTCCCCCGCTGCCGAGGGCCGGAATGAAGCACCGAGGTCATCGACGAAAAGTCTGTTTGTGTGGAGGTTCGCTCAAGTGCGCGCCCAACGACCAATGGGGACGTGGGAACCCTTTCATCCGTGGCGCGCGCCTCGCGGATGTCGAGTTCGAAGCAGAGGTTCAAGCAGTTCGCTTGCATCAATTGGGGGGAGCCAAACGCTTCTCGTGTGAGCCGATGGATAGTCTCCGGCGCGATCTCCGCATTCAGCTCCCGAAAGCCGAGGTAGGGGATCTGTTGAAGCTCCGTTTCCTTCCAATAGGTCATATCGATGTTCGTCACGCGGCCCCGCAACTCGGTGTTGCTGCGAACCACGTCATCAGACCGATGAGGGACAGAGGCGGTTATGATCCGAACGCCTGCCTCCGCAGCCTCCTTAATCTCTTTTCCGATGTCCCTCTGAGCGTCCTTTGGGATGTAGTGGAAATCGTCCACAAACACCGCGAAATCACTACCTGCAATCTCTTTGACGACTTGAGCCAGGCCTCGCCGGCGAAATGTTTTCTCGGCGCCCGTCGCGCCTTGGCGGCCGGCCTTGATATTTCCCTCGGCCTTTCCATGCGCAATCAGCGGCAGGCCGATCCCCCCGCCCGCTGTCGCCGATCCTTCTATCGAGTCCGTGCGCATTTCCGTTTCGACAACCTGGTCGGGCGTGTCCATCCAGTCCAGCACCTTAGACCAAAGTTCATCGCCGGACCGGACAGTGGCGCCCGAAACAGGGATTAGATTTTGACCCACCACCTTTGTGACAAGAACCGTCTTTCCGGATTTAGAAGGGCCAGAGAGCGAAATTATCATGTTTGGTATGGAGAGCGCGTCTCTGAGGCGGGGTTCGAATTTGTGCTCACTCCTTTCGACATAAGTGAAGGCCGGGAGCTTGTTCGGCGTGAATACTTCAACCGCTCGCACCACTGAATGACTCCTCAAGACGCAAGTCCGAATCTGATTCCAGTTTCTCGTTTCTTCCGCTGGCGGCAAGTTATTTTCTGCGACTCAACCATTTGTCTGAGCCAAAAAGAGTGGATGCGCCAAATCCGCAAGCGCGCGAGGCAATCGGCTTGGCGCGGCGATCACCGAGAAGCGCGCCGCCAGAGAAAGGCGAGCGGGCGGACCGCGCGAACAGCCTTCACCGCGGCGCGGAACGTATGTGCGCGCGGCGTCGACGTCCCGCTCCATCAGCTCAAGGGCGCGGCGAGCTTCTGCCCAAAGGTGCGATTGCTTTTTCGTCACGCCGAGATCGGCGAGCGAGCTTAGTTCCTCGACGGAACCATGCTCGCTTGTCTAATCGTCGCCCGATTTTCGTCGCTCGCCGCGCGAGGTCGGCGAGAGTTAACGGCTGGGACTCTCGCCTACCTCTCCGCTTTAGACCGCGATCCCTTCGTCCTGGTCTGGCGGGCGTTGCTCTTCCTCGCGCGCTTGTTCGCGCGGGCGGATTCCTGCCGCCCGGTGCTGACGCAGTGGACGGCAGCAACGCGCAAATAGCGGTCACTCCGCGACGACTTCGTGAATCGACCCAATCGACCTGCAGCGGTCGGTCAGCCGATGAACGGCGGCGACCCCTATAGAGCGAGATCGGGCCCTCTCGCCATGAGCCGGCGTCGGCCATATTTGTGCTAGTCTTCGCGCGGCAGAGGCACCCATGGGGGAAACACGCAAACTTGCGGCGATACTGTGCTCGGACGTGGTCGGCTATTCCAGGCTTGCCGGCACGGACGAGGATCGCATCCTGGCGCGGATGCGGGCGCTGCGCAGCGACCTCATAGACCCGACCATCACCGTGCATCACGGGCGCGTCGTCAAGCGCACCGGCGACGGCGCGATCGTCGAGTTCCGCAGCGTCGTCGACGCGGTGCGCTGCGCGATCGAAGTTCAAAACGCCATGGTCGAGCGTAACGTGGGCGTGCCCGAGGACCGGCGCATCGTGTTTCGCCTCGGCATTCATCTGGGAGATGTCGTCGAGGAGAGCGATGGCGACCTAATGGGCGATGGCGTCAACATCGCGGCGCGCCTCGAAGGCATTTGCGAGCCGGGCGCGATCTGCTTGTCCGAGGACGCCTATCGTCAGGTGAAGGGCCGGCTCGATCTCGCGGTAAGCGATCTCGGCCAGACCCAACTCAAGAACATCGCCGACCCGATCCGGGTCTATTCGCTGGAAGTCGGCAAGCCGGCGCAGGCGAAGCCGCGCGAGAAGCGCCTCGGGCCGAAAAGGCGCTCGGCGCTCGCGCTGCTCGCTGCGGGGTTCGCGCTGTTGCTTGTGTTCATTGCAGGAGGCGTCTGGTATCTCCTCGGCGCGAACCGGCCCGCGCCCGTCGCCTCGAATGCGCCTCCGCTCCTCGCGGCGCAGCGTTTTTCCCTCGTGGTGCTGCCCTTCGCCAATCTCAGCGGCGATCCGGCGCAGGATTACCTCGCCGACGCCCTGACCGATGAATTGACAACGAGTCTCGCGCGCATCCGCGACAGCTTCGTGATCGCCCGCAATACGGCCTTCACCTACAAGGGCAAGTCAGTCGACGCGAAAGCGATCGGCAAGGATCTCGCAGTTCGCTATGTGCTGGAAGGCTCGGTGCAACCCAGCGGCGATCAGGTGAGGGTCAACGCCCAGCTCATCGACACCGACAGCGGCGCCCATCTCTGGGCCGATCAATTCGACACGCCGCGCGCAGATCTGTTGCAGATGCAGGACTCGATCGTCACCCATCTGGCGCGCGCGATGGACTTTCAACTCACCGAGGCCGAGGCGGCCCGTCTCAAACGGACGCCGGCGGCAAACCCCAGCGCCGAGGATTTGGCTCTCCGGTGTGTCGCGGCTGTCCGGAAGGCTGGGTATTTCGGCGGCGAAGCGGAAGCGGCTTACGGCTTGTGCGAACAGGCGCTCGCTCTCGATCCCGACAATGTCCGCGCCCGGACCTATTTGGCCATCAAGTTTCGGATTGGAGTGGGCGCCAAGGCCGACCTCAAGCGAGCGGACGAATTGGTGTCGAAGGCGCTCGCCCTCGACCCAAACTACGCGCAGGCTCACGGGGTGAAAGCCTATGTGCTCCTAGACCAGATGCGCCTCGAGGAAGCGATCGCGGAGGACGAAAGCGCGCTCGCGTTGGATCCGGCGTACTCGGACGCTTATGTGAACATGGGCGAAGTATCCAGGCAGCTCGGACGCTTTGAAAAAAGCCTTGAATATGTTGACAAGGCGATTCGGCTCAGTCCGCGCGATGCAACTCTAGCTTATTGGTACGACCTAAAAGCCCAGGACTATTTCGGGCTGAAGCGGTATGATCAGGCGATCGAATGGGCCCGCCGCGCGATCGCGCTCATTCCGAACTACTATCCGGGGGCGCATAGAGACCTTATTGCGGCGCTCGCTTTGAGCGGTCATGAGGCCGAGGCGCGTGAAGCGCTCCAGCGTTTCCTTGCGATTCCTCCTGGCGTTGGCGGGTTCAGTGGCGGGTTCAGGACGATTGCAGCGGTGAAGGCGTACCAGGCTCAGCGTACTGGCCCGCACACCGATCCGGCCGTTGTCGATCTCTTCGATAGGAGAATCGAGGGACTGCGCAAGGCGGGAATGCCGGAGGAGTGAGCGTCGCGCAACCCGGCGGCCTTGTCGAGGCAAACGGGGCGGCTAACTCCGACGTCCGCCGTCCGATCTGCTATGTCCGGTTTACGTCGATAAGCGACATTCTATCGGTCGGGACGAATGTCTGTAGTGGTCGCACCGGTCAAGCTTGGGTTTGACCCTAGACCACGATCCCTTCGGCCTCGTCCGGCGGGCGCTGCTCTTCCTCGCGTTGCTCTTCCTGGCGCGCTTGCCGCGCCTGGCGTTGCGCCGCGGGTCGAAGGCCTTCGCCACGTCGTCGCCGTCGATCACGATTTTGCAGAGCGCGCGGGTGCGGAAGCCCTGATAGGTCATGTGCGGCGCCGGCCGGCCTTGCCGGGCCCAGGCTGCTCGCTGGCGGCCTTCTTCGGCTCCGGGGCCTGGACACCGGCTGGGGGCTCGGCGGGCATCCGAGCGGCCCGGGCGGCTCGCCTTATCGCGCTTTCGATCGGCTTCGGCTTCATGTCGTCACGCCGTTCAAGCGCACCCTGGCGGTCGTCGCGCTCGCCCCCGCCGCGGTGATGACGGCGCCAAGCAGGAGCTCGCCCTCGCCGACCACATGCGTCCCGTCCCAGAACACCAACGCGCCCTGCGCCAGGGCGCCCGGCGCCTTGGGCAGTTCGAACACGCCGCCCAACACGACCTCGACTTCCTGGCCTTGCGCCGCGTCGAAAGCGGCGACCCCGGTGAACGCGCCGACGCTGACAATTTCGCCGCTCTTAGTGTCCCGCGGCGCGGTGAGCGTCACCGTCTCGCCGGGCTGCACGAAATTTCTGGCCATGTTCAGATTTCCTTCTCCCAGCCGCTCCTTCCGCGGACGGCTATGTTGCGGGGCAAGTTTCTGCCTTCGAGAATGCGGATGCGCTGCTCGAGATCGGCGATCGCGCTCGCCATTTGCGCGTCGGTTTTGTAGCTCACCGTCCGCGTGATGCCGTTGGCCTGGTACGATACGCTCAGCGTCCCGCTCCACCTGGCGGACTGCAGCGCGACGAGCTGCGCCTTGAGGTCGGCGACGTCATAAACGCCGCCGATCGGCTGAAAGCGCGTGTCGAGCGTCATGCGGCCCACCCCATAATCTCGGCGAGATCGTCGAGGTCTATGACGCGCTCCGACTCCGGAATGCCCTTAGCGTCGAATCGCTTCTCCCACTCAGCCTCGCGAGCTTTTATTCGCTTCGTCTCCGCCGCCCGCTTTGCGCCTCCGGGCCGGCGGTTGTTCGCTTGCTCGCTATCCGTCGCCCAACGGCAGTTTTCTGGCGCGTACGGACCATCGTTGTCAGGCCAGCGATCGAGCGAATGCTGGGGTGATGGTCGAGGTCCCATGTCCTCGAGGAAATTCTCGAAGCTGTCGCGCCAGCGGTCACAGACCGTGATGCCGCGCCCGCCCCATCGCGGATAGTCTTTATTCGTCGGGGTGTAGCAGCGCACCCTCATCGCATTCCAACTCAGCCATTCTGGCGTTGGGTTGCCGCAGCGTGTCGCCCCGTGCGTCGCGCGCGCGAGACACTTCGCCCGGCTCAATTCCACTCTCAAGCAACCGCACGATCTCGTATCGCCGCGACGAAGCATATGGCCACGCACGACAACCGTTTTTCCGCAGTCGCAACGACACAACCAACGAGCCTCCGTCCGCCGCGCGGACGTCCGCTCAAGGACTGTGAGACGTCCAAAGCGCTGGCCGCTTAGGTCTATAAGGTCGCTCATTCGGATGCCCACCAACCCCTATAGTCGACGAAGCCGGAGCCGTAGTCGAGGCGGACGCGCATTTCCAGACCGTCAATTCTGAAGCCTGGTTGCGAATCGATCTGCGGCCCTGGCTGGCCGGCGAGATAGGCGTATTCGAGCGTGTCGATTTCGGCCGGCGCCGCGACAACGTACCAGCGCGTCGGCGAGCGCAGCCGCGGCTCGACGATCGCGGTCAGGGACGTGAACGGATTGACGTCCGCCGTGCGCGCCGCCTGGATCTGAGAGAGCAGCTTCTCGACGGACGTCTCGAGGGTGGACGGGACGAGAACAAAGCGGGGCGTGACCGAGATCAACCCGCCCTGCAGGCCGACTTGGGAGCGCATGGCCAGCCGCGCGGCCGAGAGCGTGTCCTCACTCGGCGCGCCGCCCTCGCCGAGATTCCTGTGATCTTGGTGGAAGACGGTCCGGCCGTCGCTGAGGCGGGGGCCGGCACCCTCGTTTGCTTCGACGAGGTCGACCAAAAATTGCACTTCAAACGCGGCGGCGGCCTGCCCCAGCCGACGCGTGAGATCGGTGAACGCGCCGAGATCGTCGTTGATTAGGGCCTGGCGACTGACGGCAAAAATTCTGCCGAAAGTGTCCAGCTTGTAGCTCGCAAAGCCCTCTGCAAGGGTGTAGTTGGTGAACTCGCCATGTTCCCGCACCTTTTCGAGGGTAAACCCGGTGCTGTCGAGCATGAGCCTCATGCGCGTTCTGAAATCTGGCGCAGTCACCTGACGGCCGAGCTGGCGAATTCCCGAGGGCGCCGCCTGGTAGGCGTCGCGAAGGGTCCTGCCAACGGTATCGGCCAGGATCGCCGGAAAGTCGCTCGTCGTGTGGAGCGCGCGGGTGATGAGGCTGTCGGCCTGCCATCCCGTCGCGGGCTGTCCGGAACGGCGCAAACACTCTCGCGCTAATTCGGCGACCGGCATCGACAAATACTGCCGGGCAGGCCCGGACGGCGCATGGTTCGGGGCGACGCGGCAGTAGAGGCCTTCGCCGGCGGCGCGAACGAACGCGGCTGGATCGTCGGTTGTCACCGGCGGCGCGGGCCGGATCGCCGCCGCGCCTCGGGAGAGCAGATTGTCGAACAGCACGTTGCGCGCATCGTCGAGGGACGCTTCCCGGTCGATGAGATCGTCGATGACCGTCGAAACGATGCCGGCGCGGGCGGCCAGGGTGCGGATCTGGCGGTTGACGGCGGCGCGGTTGTTCGCCGGCGAGGGCGAAGGCGGATGAGACCGGGTCCTCGCGGCCGGATCGGCCGGGACCGGCACGAAGGAAACCTCCCTCGGCCGCCACTTGCGCGCCGTCCTCGTCCTTTGGCCGCCGGTCTCGCCGTCGCCCCACTCTGAAACCTCATAGCCGACGCTGACGCTCGCGATGACGCCGGCGCCAATGTCGCGCACCAGGCCCTCGAGCTCCGGTCGCCCGGAGAGCTGCATTCTGGCGACGAGCTGGTCGTTCTCCCGCCAGACGTCCACGACGTTGCCAATCACCGCCTCGAGGCCGCCGAAGACGTTGTGGCCGTCGAGGACGGACGCGCCGCGCAAAGCTTCCAGGTCCGCGCCGGCGATGTCCAAAACTTCGAGATACGAGCCGCGCTCATCTTGCCTTTGCACGCCCGCGCCGGTCGCGATGACGGCCTCGATCGTCCTCTGCTCGGCGTTGAAGCTCGAGGGCCTGGCGACGGCGTCGCGGCGGGCAAGCGGAGGAGCCTCGCGGAGCAAAAGCGGGCCAAGGCCGAAAGAGTCGCCGCGGACTACTCTTGAGGGGACGGGTGCGTTCATTGCTGGACATCCTCCAAAGCGGCGGGGCTGGCGGCGCCCGGCGCGGTCGCTTGCGCCATCAGCGCTTGCTGAAACGGGTCGGCGGCGATTTCGCTGTTAACCTCGTTCGGATCACGCCCTCTGCTGGCGATCAGTTCTTCGCGACTTCGCACGCCCGCGCGCAGAAGCTCAACGTCGGCCCGTGCCTCCCGGTATGGCTCAAGGGAGGCCCATTGTGGCCATAACCATGTCGCGGCGTAGTACGGCTCCGGGTCGAGCGCGAAGCCGGGGGCTTGCAGGCGGCCAGAGAGGACTTCGAGCGTCGCGAATCTTGCCCAGACGCGGTCCAAAAAGCGCGTGCCGAGGAGGCTGGCTCGGATGGCTAGGCACCGCCGTTTAAACGCCTCGAGGCCGAGCTTGCCGCTACTGTAGTTCGTATCCGACAAGTCGCCGGTGAGGATTGCGTAAGGGACGCCGGAGCCGGCGCCAATCGTCCGGGCCATGTGTTTGAC